TAGCCACCCAGTTAAAGGTGCAGGACCCAACATTGCCGTGGGGCCATCATCTAACGGCGTCAAGCTTCAAGGACAGCACACCAATAATAAAGCTAGTGGAGACCTCCTTCACCTCAAGAGCAGCTGTAAGCACCCAGATCACCCTACCGGGCCCAAGTGCTTCAGAATCTCTGACCGAGTTCAACCTTGTGTCACGAGACAGCAAATTATTGAAAGCAGTACCGACCAGCACCTTGGCAAAGCCTTCGGTGCAAACTGGAGAAACTTTGTCAACCGACCCAACAATAAACGTCAAAACACTGGATGCCAGCGTAAAGGAGTTTCTAACTCTGCCGGAAAATCAGTGGCTGGTCCCAACCAACCCCATACCGTTCAAGGAGTGGGTAAGTCGGTTCAAGGACCACAGGCAAGAGGAGCTAACCCTCGCCCAGTCAGAAGTGACTGGAGAAGGAATTCTAAAGAAGGACAGTCTACTAAAAAGTTTTATAAAAGTAGAAACCTCAACAACCGCAACGGACCCAAGAAACATCAGTCCGAGAAGCGATAAATTCCTTTCAATCTTAGGCCCTTACGTGGCGGCGATTGAGAAACTAGCTAAGCAATGCCCATACCTTGTCAAGGGACTCACTCCACAAGAGAGAGGACCACTGATGGCAGAGTCTTGGAGGGGCGCGATTGTTGAAACTGACTTCAGTCGGTTTGACATGACCGTATCCCGCGACATGATCGTGCATGTCGAGCGCGCGTTGTTTAGGGCGGCCTTCCCTGAAGGTCTTCACCCTGAACTTGACTTGATTCTTCCGATGTTGGAAACCATGACTGGTTTCACTGACTTAGGAGTATCATATTCAGTGGACGGCACCAGAGCTTCTGGTGACGCACACACGTCCATTGCTAATGGTTTCTTAAATCGTTTCATCATCTGGTCTTGCCTCCAAAAGCAAGACCCCAAGACATGGTCATCCTTTCACGAAGGTGACGATGGCTTCATCAACTGTGATGTTGATGCTGTCGATGATGTTGTTGCAAACTTAAACTTTGCTCAGTTCCTAGGATTTAAACTCAAAGTCGTAGTTCCCCCGATCCCAGAAGTCGCAAACTTCTGCGGGAGATCTATTTGTTCAGGTTGTCACAGAGAGTTTTGTGACTTACCAAGATCTTTTTCAAAGTTCCACATTACTGTCAAACAGGGTGACTTACGTTGCCTGGCTTTGGCTAAAGCTTATTCTTACCTCTCAACTGATCCCCATACCCCAATGGTGTCAGTTTTGTGTCAAGCCCTTATTGACCATCTCCAGCCCTTACTCTCATCAGGTAAGCAAAGGAAAGTTAATAAACAGTTTCGACGTTACGAAATCGCTAAGATTATCGCAGGTAAGAAGACCAGGAGTCTACCAATTCTCCCTTGTTGCCGGGCAGCTGTCAGTTTACAAACTGGATGGTCGCCTAGCCTTCAGGTCGCTTTTGAGAACCAAGTTTCTCAGTGGGCTAACGGTGTTACATACATAGACCCCATTGCTGTTGACGATTATCAAGTCGATGGCGA